CAGCACCTCTGAAGGGAATCTCTCGATCTCCGAATAGGCCACAGCCTCCCAGCCAAGGGGATGCCATGCCACTGTTGCCGCCTCAATACCACTGCAAAGTGATAGATATTTCATGTTGTGTTTTTTAGAGGAAAAAAAAGCCGAGGCTGTCACACCTCGGCACTTGACTGATGTCAGTTAAAACATTTCGTCTTCACTGGCGGCCACAGCAGCCGCCGCAGGCGTTGGCTTTGCCATAGGTGCTGGGGCAGAAACATTGGATATATGCATTTTTTCTTGCATTTGAAACTCTGGCGTTGTAAACGGCGTAGTGAACTCGGCATCAGACTGGTCCATACCGGCAGGCTTGTCAATCCACGACACCAAATTGAATGCTGGGATGCGGGTTGTGCCCTTGCCAATCTTTTCCAGCTTCGAGCCTGTGTACTCTAAGACTGGCATCTTGCCAGGGTTGGCTGCACGCTGTGCCGCGCAGGCCGTGTACATCTGCTCAAGGCCCATGTTGGGGCCGACACCATTAGACGACCACTCCACTGTGCCCAATTCCTTGTTGTAGAACTTGACGGTGAATCCGCGCTTATGTTCGGGGGAAGGCTGTGCACTTTTACGGCCGAGTTCGGCATCGGGATTCCACTCGCGCACACCGACACCCAGCAACAGCCAGCCTGTTTGCACTGCGTCAATGTCGAACACGACCTTCTTGAGTTGAATTTCCTCGCCAAGGTTGTTGGTCCAGGCGTTGGCTTGGGGAGAGAAGCGGATGTAGTTACCAGAGCCGCCAGCAGAAGATAGATTTAGCATTTTGCGTTTCGCTTTCAAAAGTTACAGGGGTTGCATTATTGACTCAAGCCGCGATCTCTCGCAAGCGTCAAGCCACTTGATACCTTGGCCGTGAGATCGCCCAAGAGTACTCGTTGATCCTTTGGAAGCAGTTTCTCTGCCGCCGCTGGAGTAATTAGGTTTGTTTCGAAGATGTCGGTGTCGGATAAACCCGCAGCGATCAATTCGGCACGCGCATTGGATTCATCAAGCCACTTGCGGCTAGCGCGTTTAGGTTGCAACTGCCAGCCAGGCACGACCATGCCGTCCTTCTCCATCGCCGACATAGCGTGATCACGCACTGCGTCAATGAACTTCTCGACCATCGGCGCACGGTCCAAGATGTCGCTGATCTGCTGCGGCGTGAGAGACAACATCACTTCTTTGACGTCATCTTTCTTGAGTGCTGTGATGTCTGGCTGTGCTGCCACCACGTCAAATGATGCCTTCTGTGCACTGCAAATAGTCTTGGCGGGACACCACTGGCAGGCTGACTCTGATGGCGCAAACCGTGGCGCATCACTGACAGCATCTTCAATGGCGGGCAACATGACCTGCGTCTCCCACACGCCAAGCTCGTCAGCCGACATGCGGTGGATGCGTTTGTCGCCGTGATGTGGCTGGATGATCTGGAACTCGACTTCCTTAACCCGCAAGTTGTTTGCCTTCATCGCGCCCAAGGCGTAGATCTTCATCTGCTCGCTGTCGGCGTCAACGTAGCCGCGCCCTGTTTTCAGATCCGCGATGGTGAGCTTTTCTTTGGTGATGGACCAGCCAACCACGTCAGCAGTGCCTTGCAGGCTGAATGCGGGTGTGTCGTACAGCTTGAACAACTGCTCTACCTTGACGTGCCCAAGCTCATCCTGAATGGCCCAAATGGCTTGTAGGTGCTCTAAGGCAAACTCGCAGTTTTCCTCTGTCATGGTGATGCCCTCGACCTGCTGCCCGACAAACTTCATGGGGTCGGTGTCAAGCTGGAAGCAGGTTTCGGCCAGAGCGTGAATGGCTGTGCCAATCTTGGCGGCCTCACCTGACTCTTGGTAGGGGACAAGGGTTGAGAGCCGCGCTGAGGCGGGGCAGGCGATCCAACGCGAGGCAGATGATGGCCGCAGTTTGAGTTGTTTCATTCGTTGCCTTCATTGATGTTGTTGTTGATGAGCAGTACATAGGCGATCTTTCGCACCTCGTTGCTGGCTGCGTGCCCCAAGTCTTCAGGGTCCAGCAGGCGCTTCAAGAAGACGATGTGCTGCTGGTTGAGCTTGCGTTGTTTCTCCAGCTCTGTGCCGAGCCAGATGATGTGCTCACGCATGGTGGCGCGTTCTTGGTCAGCCATTGTCAGTCTCCGCAGAAGCATGCGATTGCCTCTTCATTGGCGTCAAACATGTCAGTTTGATCTGCCGCAAATTGAATCATTGAGGAATAGGATGGGCGGTCGGAACGAAACACCGCACCGCTTGGCTTGGACGCCAACGCCAACGCCAACGCCTCCATTTTTGCCCACCAGATACCACGTTCAGGTTTTTCTGCAATTAGAGAAAGCACTTGAGCACCACCTTTTAAAAAACACAAATCGCAATTGCCGTGGTAAGTCACGCCATTGATGTTGGGTAATTCCAAGTCAAAGGGCTGGTTTTTCCAGAATTCGCCAACCGTTTCCTTGGTCACGCCAGCAGCGACAAGAGGAATCCTTGACTTGTCCTTGATCTTGGCGGCTCGGCGTTGTTCGTCGGCACGCATGCCGATCCAGTCCATTTCCTCGTTGTGATTCCATCCCAATGACTTCAAGTATTTGTGGATAGTGCGAATCTTCAGTTCGGCAGTGCAGAACCTGGTCACAGGGTTTGGCAAGTAATTACGCTTCTTGATGAGTGCTTCAAACGGCTCGCCATCCCTACTGGCGGTTTCAAATGTGACGCGCTCAAATGCTGGGTCAGCATCGCGGAACTCCAGCCAATGAATGTCTACACCCCACCGCTGGCCGCAGTCCTGCACAAACTTCAACGTGGCCTCGTCTTCCTTGCCAGTATTGGCGAAGCAGACGATGGCCTCTGGTGGCAATGTGCCGCCATGGGACTGCAAGACACGCCACAGCATGTAGGCGCTGGTGCGGCCACCGCTGAAGCTGATGCAGGTCGGCTCTGTTATCTTGAAGGGGTCATGCATGGTGCTTCCCCCAGTAGGCAATGAGTGCAGCGTCAGCCCTGCCATCAAATTTTTTCAATTTGAAGTCAGCCTGGTTGTCTGGAAACAGTTCCATGGCGCGTGATCGGCTGGCATCTTTGCCAGCTCCTCGGTGCACGGCCTTCACCCAAGTGGCTGGGGCCACATAGGTCACAGGCATGTGCAGTGCGGCCAGAATGCCCTCGATCATGCCGAATGAACGGCCAAAGCTGAAGACGCTGGTGACACCCTGACCGGCCATAGCGCTGACCTTTTCCACGAAGACATGGCAGTCATCAGACTTGGCGGTCTTGAGGATCAGCGCCAACTCGCTGGCCGATACCTGGCGCTTGGCTTTGCCGTTGCGTTCCACAGTAATGGTGGGCATGTCAAAGACGGTAAGGCTGTCAGTGCCGTTAATGATCGCGATTGCGCCTGAGAGGCCAGGATCTATGCCTATGACTCTCATTTGACGGCATCTTCCATGGCTTGATTGATGACCTTCAGACGCGCCGAGATGAGTGCATCTGCGGCTTGGTCCAGCTTGATGACGCTGCCGTAGAGTGGCTCTGTGATGCCGTTGAGCCAGCGAGAGACTTGAGCCTGGTCGATCTCTGCCACTCGGCAGACGTCAGACATCTTGTACCCAGCCGACTCGGCCTTGTACTTGATGTCGTGGATTGCTTGTTGTGAAACTTTCATGAGTAGAATGTTAACCATGTTTTGTGAAGATGGTCAAGTGTACAGTGAAAAAAGGGGGCTGACTCACGCCAACCCCCAAAGGCAACTGCTGGCGGAGATAACCAGCCCCAGCATTGTAAATGGTGAATACCCGACAAGTTTGTGTGGATTAAATGATAGTGGTTGACGAGTTGTGCAAATCGTTTATGATTCACCCATCAACAACCAAACGAGGATTGATATGCTTAACCAACTCGACGAATCAGATCTTGACTACATGAGAGCCGAAGACTTTCACCGCCGCCGGTATCAGGCCAACCTTGCCAGCCACCACGACTGCCGCGATCCAGATCACCCTGGCTGCGAGCTGTGCGAAGAGGAGAATGAGGAATGACCATCAAAGAACTTGCCCAAGGCATCCTGGTCGGCGCAATCATCGCCGCACCCTTCATCGTTGAGATTGTTAAGGAGTTATTGAAATGAACAAACATACACCGGGGCCGTGGAATCCCTACTTTGACGAAACGTATGGGGTGCTTGGTCCTGACAAAGGCCGAGTCGCTATCTGCATGAACCTCAAAGGCGCTCATGGCCTTGCTGGGCGCAGGCACGGCGACGAAGTTGCAGCCAACGCCCGCCTGATTGCCGCCGCGCCTGATCTGCTGGAAGCGTTGCAAGGTATGGAATCGTTGGCTACCGATGTGCGCCGCGATGACCCGGCGGCTGACCTCGCCAAAGCCCGCGCTGCCATCGCTAAAGCAACAGGAGAATCGAAATGAACCAAATCCCAACTGCATTTCCTTGGACACATGACAATGTAACTTGCACTGGCATGACATTGCGTGATTACTTTGCGGCAAAGGCTATGCAAGCGGCAATCACTGGATGTGCAACAAGAAGTGAAGTCGGTTTGTATTCCGATTGGGCTGGTTTTGCTTATGAAATGGCAGACGCAATGCTTGCCGCCAGAGAAACAACTTAAGGAGAAACACATGTCTGAAAAAATGCAGATCGAGATTGACCGCGCAGTCAACAAGTTCACCCCGCCAATGGAAGTGGGTGGCGGCTTCATGTTGCGCGATGAGTACGCCAAGCTGGCGCGGATGGCTGTGACCGAGGGCACGCTGATCGGTTGGGTGCACGCTGAAAACATGACACGCGAGCGATTAGAGAAGAAGATCTCCACCCTTGAGCACGAGGTGAGCATCTTGCGCGAGCGCGTCAAAGAGGTTGAACTTGAATTGATGGCGGCACAGCGATGAAAAGAGAACTCAACTGGACGCCACCGGCTGGCACGAAGATCGTCTGGCCGACCCTGCACGTCTTTGACGCTGCATTCACCCCAACGCGAGGCGCTGACGTGCAAGCCACATGGCGCAAGCGCGGATGGGAGCCTGTCTTTGGTAACTCGCCCAAGGTCGAGGAGCCGCAACACAAATCAAAGGTGCTGAAACTATGGAAACAGTCTTGAACTTCGTTTTGCTTGGTGCTCTTGGCATCGCCATCTTGTTTGGCGTTGTCTATGCCTTCATTGCCTTCCTGCTTGATAAGACAGAGATCAAATAATGCCAAGACCAAAATCAGAGATCACGAATCTAAACAGCATGGTTGGCATCAAGCTCACACCAAGCCAGCAATTGAAGTGGAAAGAGCTTGGCGGGGCGAAATGGCTGCGCGAGTATCTTTGCCATCAGATTGAAATTGATCGCGCCAAAGAAATGGGTAGGGTGCTTGGCGTCAAACAAGCGCCAGCGCCAGATCCAAAGAAATCCAAAAAAGAGTTGTACGCATCACTTGACAAAATTATTGATGATGCAGTTTTTCAAATCAAAAAGGTGATTGCATGATCCTCGATCAAGGCAAATTGGCAAACGGTTTGGTTGACGAACTGCTTGCTGTCATCCACCAGTATGACGAGTCGCTGTATATGTGCAGCGTCATCGGTGTGTTGGAGTTGGTCAAACAACAACTGATAACCGAGAGCATTGATAGAGAGGATGACGAATGACACAAGATGAAATCATTGAGATGGCTAGACAGGCTGCGTCACATGGCGTTGAGGATCATCGCTCAGGAGAAATATCTTATGTTTTTTACAACGAACATTTGATGAATTTTGCCAAACTGGTAGCCGCCAAAGAACGTGAAGCCTGTGCATTGATATGCGATAAAGAGGTAGAAGACTGGAAATATGACGCTGATGTTGTTGATGTTGCAATAGCCATTAGAGCCAGAGGGACAGAATGACTGACAGGCTGCTTGTCGCCTTGGTGTGTGGCCTGATTGGCTGGAATGGGTTATTCCCTGCGCCACCAACGCCACAGTCACTGCGCGAGAAGATGATTGAGAGCCAGCACGCCAAGGTCTGCGAAAAGAAGAAGCTCAGAGCCAAGATCAAGAAACTATGTAGGGAATGGGGATATGACCGCTAAGACAGCATTCAATTGGAACGATGGCACGCCGTCCATCTTCAGCAAAGATGACTCACTGCGCAGGCACATCGCTGGCAAGAAGTCAGCCGCCACGCAACAAAAGAATCAAGGCATCGGCAAGAAGAAGCCGATTCTGGTTTACGCATTAGCCAAGGCAGCCAAGAAGTGATTGAGCCAGTGCGCACCTTCTATGGCCGCACCAAGGGTCTGCACACCGAGAAGGAAACTATCGTGGTGCAGCAAACCTGGTGGCGGTGCACTGAGTGCAACAAGTATTTCCAGCGTAAAGAAGAGGCCGACAGGCACGCCAGACGCGAGCACAGCGACACCAAATGAAGTCAGTGCGCCTGCCCCGCATCGTTGACCTGCTGACGCGCCAAGGCTTGACTGCGCATGAGCTGGCGGCCATGACTTACTGCACCCAGCGGTCTGCTCAGATACTTGTTGCCAAGCTGCGCAGATCTGGTCTTGTGTACGTCACAGAGTGGCGCAGGGTTGGCACTGTCTGGGTGGCGGTGTACGCCTACGGCATCGGCTCTGACGCCATCAAGCCAAAGCCTTTGACGGCCAAGGAGAGGCTGGACAAGTGGAGAGCCAAAGAGTCCCTCGATGACCATGCCTTCAGGATGGCGCGGGAGAGGGCCAAGAAGTGGAAGATTAAACGCGACCCGCTGGTGGCTGCGTTTTATGGGGACAGCAAACCTTTGCGCTGAAACGGCAAAACTTTGGCGCTTTCTGCTGGCTGCGCAGATTCTCGCAAGTAGTTGATGGCAGACTCTTGAGCCTCTTTCAACGTCATGGGCGGGAATTCAGCATTAGAGAATCTCATGCTGTTGAATTCCTCTTGCGCTTCGTTGAAGTCCTTGAACTCAAAAACATCGCCAGAGTCTGCATTCTCAACAGCATAACCTTTGCCGGTGCGATACATTGAAATTGATGGATTCGGCGTTGGGTCCATATATTGACCATTAGGATCATTGTTTTGGAGCCAATCAATCAGATCCTCGCGTGACATCTTCTTGATCTCTGCCTCGCTTGGTGTGCGAGTCATTTCAAGCAGTCCAGGCTTTTGCTGTGCAAGGTCGACGGCGGCTTGTTGGGGGTAGTTAAATGTTTGTGCTTTGCTAATAGGTAATAAATCTGTATCTTGAACAACAAGAGCAGGAAAGCTCTTTATATCTAATTCTTTTAGAGCATCAAACCTATGTCCACCTTCAAGAATGTAATATCCTTCATCATCTTTAACAACAATTAAAGGATTGATTTCTTTATTTTGTTGAATTTCTTTTGCAAGTTGTTTTGTTCTTTCTTCTTCTTGTTTTGAATAATATTTAGGCTTTCCTTTCGCTTGAAATGCGCTCATTGGAACTTCTTGTAAACCAAGATTTTCATAGTTTTCTAATGATGATTGAATGGATGATGTATTCGGTATTTCTTTTCTTACTGTAAGACCGCCAATGATGCTATCTGCTTCAATAGGTCTAAATATCTGTTTGGGTCTTGGAGTAATTTCTCCCAATAATGACCTCGTAGGTTGACCAGTCATAGCGGCATTGATCTCCTCACCCGCCATGCGTCCGACTGCTCGACCTGTACGACCAGCCATCACAGCCGCTGGCTTTGCTATTGGCGCAACAGTCATCATGGCATCAGCAGTCTCAGGCTTGAGCAATGGCACATTGGCGCGGCCAATGTTGGTCAGTGGCTCGCCATACGCCATGCGCTCAACAGTCTGAGGCACGCCAGTCGTACCAAGCAACCCAGCAAAGCCTTGCATCTGCTGGGTGCGTTCAGGTGACTGCATCCACTGGTAGGCGTCAGACAACAAGCCCAAAAGCTCATTGCGGGGTGTGGGGCGCATTGTTGCCATGGTTTATCTCAATCTAATGGGAATCGAAGTTCTGGCGGCATCTCGTCAACAGCTTGTGCACCACCAACGGCTGTGCCAAATCCAAGCTGTTCAGCCTTCTGACGCAATGACTTAGCCAGCGGCTCAACCTTCATCATATTGGCCTTGCTTATCAGTACAGAGGCCAGCTTGGGGTCCAGCATGGACTCAACCAGCAACTGCTGAACTTGCTGATCTGGCAGTTTATAAAGCCAATCAAGTGGGCGCGTCATGGTGCGCAGTGTCGTGTTGTCGGCCATTGATTCAGAGAAGACACGGCCAATCAGGTTGCCCATGCTCATGTTCTGGAATGTGTTGGAGCCTGGCGCTCTCACACCTGGCGCTGTTGCCGCCATGCCGCGATTGATCTCATCAATGATGTTGTCCAAGCGCGTTTGCGCAGGGATAGACAGCTTCAGATCAAGCTCA